TTCGTATACTATATCATCAGGTATTGCTAATTTTGATATACGTAAAAGTCTCCCCCTAACAAAATCTTGTCCGTATGGTAAGAAATGGTCAAATTTTCCTTGTGGGTTACCTCTTAAAACATGTCCATCTGGTGGCATGCAGAGTTTAGGTCTCCCAACCTTCACTAACACTGTTTTTCCATCTATTAAAGATGCATGATATCGAAATGCTTTAGAGTAATCTGTATATAAAGGCATTCCGGCGGCAAAACTGTCTATTGCATCAGCTAAGTCTAGATAATATTGTTTGAGTTCTAGGTTGCTAAGTTGCAATGCAGTTCGCGAAAAATGTGATAGTGGTGTCATTCGATCGATTTTCCTAGCTATTTTAAATTGCCCCTTGTAAGGTATGACAGTTGTCGAGCAAAAATCAATAGTAGAATAATCTCCAATGATCAGGAATTTCAATGCTTGCCCAATACCATAGGGTGTATGGTCATGTGTGTTGGGTTCAAGTATTGGTTTTGTCCAGTAATTATAATACGCTTTGTTGTAATCAAAGTAGGGTTGTTTAACGAAAACCATGAAATCATCACCTTTGCATTGTAGTCGGTAGTCTTTCTCATATTTAAATCCGGCTTTGTGCATCGTATACATATTGTATAGGGCCATTCTTAGTGTATTTGCGAACGTTGTATCACTAGATCCACTAAAAACAGTACCTACCACTTTGGCTGTACCTAAAGTGTGTTTAACACCTGCCTCGAAATAACTTGCTTTTATAGTTCTAACTTTTCGAGTAGCTACATCTGCGAACACTCCTGGTTCGACATGATGTATGTGGCCATTATCTGCTAAATACTGATAAATCTTGAAATCGATATATTTCAAATCGTTGTGTTGAGATAGATCAAAACCTGAACCGTCACCTTGAATCACATGCTCAAAACCATCTGAGTAGTTTTGTGCATATAATTCTTCGATTTCAGTCCAATTTTTGTCTCCACAATAACCTGGGAAATGTTTTCCTGCTAAATATTCGAGTTTCCATACCACTGGTCCCATTATGAACTTAGTTTCTGCTGATATATTTGAAATGGCTCTGTTTTTGCCTCCAAATTCCTGTTTTTCACGTTTGCAGAATAATCCATATTCAACTAATTTATACTTGGTTTCATCGCGTTTGTCTATAGCTTCTTGTTTGTGTCTTGGCATTGAATTATACCATTCTGAATAGCTATAGTCAAAATCGACTAAGTGCGGTTTAATATATTTTTCGAAATAATCATCGCAAAATAGTTGAAAATCCTTTACTATTGAAGGATCAGGGGGTGTTACTTGTTTCAGTTGTCGCTTTAAAGCTGCTGCGAGGGTTCGCCTACAACTGTTGTATACAATTACTTTTGGTGTGTTGATTCCATAGGGTAATATTGCTTTGCATGCTGGTTCGTTTTCGTCTTTGCACGTACATTTGATTTCCTTAAGTCGAGTGTTGAGTTCTTCTCCTTTGTATTGGTGATCTGGATTGATCGGGAAATCAAATTCTTTCTCCATAGATTCGTTATAACATGTACCGTAAATTATTTTATCATGTTTATCTGTGAATCGGTTATGGAGTGTTACTATATGTGAACAACTTAGCAGCGGTCTGGAAAATCCAAACCACTGTCTAAGTTATTCACATCAGTAACGAAGCAGGGGAACATATATGCTACTAGCTGCCCTATAATGCCCATTGTCTTGATCCTACCTTCTTTGTATGTGTGTAACCATCTTGCTGATTCTGATTCGAGTAACGCGTTGATGGCCATTTCCGTTCGGCAGGCAGACCTAAAAGCGGCTGCAATTATAGGTGCTAAAAACTTTGAATAATCAAGCCCATTTGTTCTGTTGTTCGTGTATGATAGTAATTCTGCTAAAAATGCTCGGTCTATCACCTTGGTCTTAATTATCTGTTCGACAATTTTGTTATATACTGCGGTTTCGAAGTAAAAATGATACTTTTGTTTACCCATCCTCATAAATTTACATGTATCTCTACATTGTCTTAGTAGAGAATCTGTATCGGATCCTACTCGTTTGACTAATACTCCCTGGATTGCGCCCTGAATTGTAGTCATACATATAGAATCCTTGCCAACTGCTAATATTTGGTCTTCTCCTTGCTCATAATCTAAGGGGTGTTTCATTGTTAAGTTCCTTGTTATGAATTTCTTTTCTGTTTGATGCAATGGATTGTCAGTCTTCTTGGGTGGTGTAAACCATGACGTTGTTTCCTCTTCTTGTCGTGTTAACACACTAGGTGCATGGTTCCTAGGTGTTTTGATTATTGAAAATCTGATGTACTTGGTTGCGTTGAGGTCGAATCTAGCTGTGGCTACGATAGTCAATATAAAATCAGGTATTGGTTGTTTAAAATTGATATCTATAGATCTGTTAGGGCTGATTATCAGTGCGCCTTTATATGGTCCCAGTTTCTTATTTTCCTGTGGGAACATATAATCATTCACGTTGATCTCGTT